CGTAAACCAAATACGGAGGCTTGAGATTATAGCCCAGCTGTTTGAGGGCGGGTACTATCTGAAGGGCTGTAAACGTCTTAGAGTGATATGAAATACCAACTAATCACACCCTATTGGGAAGCACCAGAGCCAAGAAGAAACGAAGAGCTGAGGTACTGCGAACGCCTAAACCGGGAGCGGTTCGATACGGTCCTAATGCCTAAGGGCCGACCAACGTATAAAGACCTCTTTACCCTTTGCTCTGAGGATGCTATTAACATAGTGGCCAATTCAGATATATACTTCGATGACAGTATAAAGCTCTGCGACAAGATGCAGCCTAACGACTGCTACGCACTAACGAGATACGAAAGGGGCAAACTATGGGGGCGGCCTTGGTGGTCTCAGGATGTTTGGATATTTAAGGGGTCTGTAAAAGACCGACTACTAAAGCAGCCAATAGACTTCCGCCTGGGCGTTGCTGGATGTGATAACCGGATAGCTTACGAGATATGGGAAGCCGGGTACGCGATAACTAACCCCTGCCTATCTATAAAGACCTACCATAAACACGAAAGTAAATTCAGAACGTACGACCGAGAAAAGGAAAAGATACCCGGACCGTACAAACTTTTAAGACCAATACAGCTATGAGAGTACTACACGTAGGGCTGGGAGGCCCCGAAATAGACAAAGCCCTGAGAGGGTTAGGACATGATGTACACCGGATAAACTGGAGAGAGATACCGAGCGCCCAACTGATCTACCTTACTAAGATGGTCCTAAAGGAAGCCCAGAGCTTTCTACCCGATGTTGTCTTCATGCAGATACAAACTCCCGGTATAGTAGAAGCCCGGTTAGTAGAGAGCCTTAGAGAAATGGGCTGCGTAGTCATCAACTGGACCGGGGATGTAAGAGAAAATATAGACTGGTATTTAGAGCTGGGGGACGCCTTTAACGTAACACTGTTTACCAATGGCACCGACATAGACAAGTTCAAAGAGAAGGGACTACCAGCGGACTACTTGCAAATAGGGTACGATCCTGATGTATACTACTTGGACGGAAGGGAGCGAAGGACCGAGGGCGTAGTATTCTTAGGCAACAATTACAGAAACAGATTCCCAGAGAGTGCAAGGCGCGAAGAGGTAGTAACACAATACCGAGAGAAGGGCCTAAGAGTATTCGGCGGTAACTGGCCAAAGAACAAGAACGGAAGGACCACACCTAAGACCGAGCGCATTATTTACAATACAAACCGCTGGGCCTTGAACCTTGACCACTTCGACCGGCCGTTATTTTATTCGGATAGGGTAATAAGGGCGCAGGCTTGCGGGGCGATCATTTGCCAGATGGGAGAAACGGACATAACAGCCGAACACCCTTTGAGCTTCATAGGCTACCCAGGCCATTGGACCGAAGAGATGCCGAACCCCAAACAAGTAGCAGACTATACGTATGAGTATCATAGATGGGCGGCGCGTATACCCCGGATTTTAGAGATAGTGGAAGACTACGCCTAACTTTGTAGGATTAAAAGTTAATTTCTATTAAAGTTGGATAAGAGGGCAAACAATGGAGGCCATAGCACCAAAGCCAAGGGCATAGACGGCCGTAAGAAGCCGGATGCTCAGAAGCTATTAGAGCGCGTGGGCTTGTTTGATGACGAGGCGCTGGACCAATTAGGTAAGGCGGTAAAGAAGGGCGAGAAGTGGGCTATAGAGCTATGGGCTAAGTATAGGCTGGGGCTACCTACTCAGAAGATAGAGGCGAACATAGACAGCGTAGAAAAGATAGTACCGCCGTGGATGCTGGATAATGAAGGTAAATCCTAACCTCAAGTTTTTACGCGACAACTACCTAACCAAGCGTATACTGGTCTTACAAGGGGGTACGCGATCGGGTAAGACTTTTAGCGCTATACAGTTTCTTATAGAGCTTTGCTACAAGTACCCTAACGCGGGAATGGTCATAACCATAGCCAGGGCAACCTATCCAGCTATACGTGGGTCCGTGCTTCGGGACTTCATAGACATACTAAACAGCTTTGACGCCTACCGGGTAGAGAACCACAACAAGACCGAGAGTACCTACCTACTGGAAGGCAACTTAATAGAGTTTATTTCATTAGACCAGCCGCAAAAGGTCCGAGGGCGTAAAAGGGACTTGCTGTTTATTAACGAGTGCAACGAGATAACCCTGGAAGGCTGGAACCAAATGCTATTTAGGACCACGGCCTGCGCGGTTATCGACTTTAACCCGTCCGATCCGATGCACTGGATTTATGACGAGGTACAAACGCGGAAAGACTGCGAAACCCTAATAACTACCTACAAGGATAATCCGCACTTGTCCGATGTGGTCAGGGCCGAAATAGAACGCTTTAAGGACGTAGACCCCGACTACTGGAAGGTATACGGCGAGGGCAAAAGGTCAGCAGGAAGAAAGGGACAGATATACACTACCTGGCAGAAGGTCCAAGAAATAGACTGGGCAGAGTGCAGTTCCATTACCTACGGCGTTGACTTTGGGTTCACCAATGACCCGACTTGTGTAGTAAAGCTGGGCCGTAAGAACGACCGCCGATACGTGGAAGAGATAGTATACGAGAAGGGCCTAACCTTGGACCTCTTAGCCGACCGGATGAGAAAGGCGGGAATAGACGGGGGGGACACCCTTATATGCGATAGCGCCGAGCCGCGAAGTATTACCGAGCTTAAGCGCTACGGCTTTAAAGCAATCGGCGTAAAGAAGTCTAAAGACTACAAGCGCCATGCGATTTTAGACCTTAAGAGGTTAAGTATCTTTGTAACTGCGAATAGTAGAAACATCTGGGAAGAGGTTACTTGGTACGCTTGGGAAATGGACAAAGACGGTAAGCCCCGTAGTCCAGAGCGGCCGATAGATGCCTTCGACCATTCGATGGATGCGATACTATACGCGAACAGCGTTAAACCCAGGGAAGTATATATATGACCTTTTTACAACGGCTACAGAAGGCTATTGGATTCGCACCAGCGCGAACCCTTCAACAAATTGAAGAGGCCGAAAGAATCACTAACAAGTATTTTGCCGCACTTTCCTACCTGGGCAGGGGGCCAATTTGGAACGATGATAACGTACAGAACTACGTAGAACAAGGGTACGCAAGAAACCCCGATGTATTCGCCGTAGTAAGTGCAATAGCCCAAAAGACCGCCGCGCTGGATGTTAAACTAATCGAGAACGTACAAGGGGAGCAAGTAGAATTAGATCACCCGGCTTTAGACCTGATATACGAACCCAACGAAGAGCAAAGCAAGTTCGATTTTATAGAGCAGCTGGCCGGTTATCTTTTAATTACTGGTAACGCTTACGACTATTGCACTTCTCCGGCCGATGGACCTAACGCGGGGCGGCCTATAAATATGTACGTTCTGCCTTCTCAGTTCATGGACGTAGTAGGCGGCGATATGGGCACACCCGTAGCCGGTTATACTATGAGCCTCTGGGGGAATGTAGAGGGCGCCGAGTTTACTACTGACGAAATCATACATTTCAAGAACGCCCAATACATTTACGGCGATGGGCAAGAGCGGTACGGCATGAGTCCGATCCGTTCAGCTTGGCGTTCTATTGAGACCGGGAACAGCGGTTACGAGGCCAATAAAAAGGGCTTGGAAAACTTAGGACCTCCGGGGGTACTGTATGATAAGGGTATAGGGGACCTGAGCGCGGACACTTTAACCGAGGTACAGCAGCGCAATTTAGAAGCCAAGTTCAGAAAGATGAGCGGCACAAAGAACAGCGGGACCATAGCCGTAACTTCGGGTAACTTGGGTTACATAAACTTCGGTCTGTCAGCCGTGGACCTGGCTATTATGGACACGCTTAAGATGACGTTAGTAGATGTCTGCAACGTGTACCACGTACCGAGCCAGCTATTTAATAGCGAGATAGGCAAGACGTACAGCAACCTAAAGGAAGCGCGGAAGCAGATGTATACAGACGCCGTGCTGCCTATGGCTGACCGCATCTACGGCAAACTATCTCGGAAGCTCTTACCGAAGTACCCAGACCTCAAAGGGCGGGACGTCTATTTTAAAGTAGACCAGTCTAATATAAACGAGCTACAGCCGGATATGCAGGAACTGGCCAACTGGCTTAACGTCTCTTACTGGCTTACTCCAAACGAGGCCCGCGAAAAAATGGGTTACGAAAGAGAAGCGGACCCGATGATGGATGAGATATATATGCCGGCTGGCCGTGTTCCTATTTCCTTAAGTGGGTTAGATGCCCCACAAATAGCCGAGCAGATAAACGGCGATAGCTTGCCGAATGACTAAACGCGAAGGGGCTAAGTACTGGACCCGTAACGACCGCAAGCGGGGGCGCTATATCCGCAAGTATAACAAGGTCTTTAACAAGGCGCTAAACGATCAGATAGGAAACTTATTAGAGTACTTGAAGTTAGCTACTGACCCGCAGGCCGTTCTAAGCGCTGTTACTACCCTGGTCCGCAGGGACGATCTAAAAGCGGCGTTCGTTGATTTATATCAGGAAGTAGGCGTAGACTTCGCGACCGGTTCCTACAATCAGATTAAACGAGAGGCGGACAGCTCTAAGGAAATGACCTTAGAGGACTTTCAGTATATCTGGACCGCTCAGATGTTAGAGTATGTAGATACCGAGGCGGCCACTTATATAACTTCGATTATAGGCAGCAGCCAAGTAGCGGCAAAGCGGATAATTCAACGGATCATAGCCGAAAGTTTAGACGAGGGTCTGAGCATCTTTGAAACTATGGAACAGCTAAATAAGCGCGTTCCTATTGAGTGGCGCAATGTATCCAAGTGGCGAAGCGAACTAATAGCACGGACTGAGGTTTTAACTGCTTCTAACTACGGAGCGGACACGGGCGGCCAGAGCATAGCGGACGAGTTAGGGCTGCAATTAAAAAAGGTCTGGATAGCCCGGATAGATAGCCGTACGCGAACTATACCGCCGGATGCCGCCGATCATGTAGTAATGAATGGCCAGACCGTGGACCGCGATAAACCTTTTAACGTGCAAGGCATTAAGATGATGCGCCCAGGGGACCCGAACGGAGGGGCTAAAAACCGCTGTAATTGTCGCTGTACTGTTGCCTTTGTCCGGGACGATGGGCAGCCGATGTTTAGCGAAATGTAGTTTTTCGCTCTATGTAATTTTGTATCGGAATGGCTAAGACCTATAAGAACTATCCGGAGGCGGTAAGTAATAACGCGAAGAGGGGGATAGAACTTAACGAAGCAGTTAATAATAGGTGCTCGACCCAAATCGGGAAAATTCGCGCACAGCAATTGGCGAATAAAGAGGCGATAACGTACGATGTCGTTAAACGGATGTACAGTTATCTAAGCAGGGCGGAGACCTACTATGACGAGAATGATACGAAAGCCTGCGGGACTATTTCGTATTTATTGTGGGGCGGCTTGGCCGGGAAGCGTTGGAGTAAGAGTATAATAGACGAAGAAGAAAAGAGTATGAGCGGTACGCTATTGCATAAGGGCTTTAATGATCCTTCCATGATTGTAAAAGACGTGGACGGAAAAAAGGGCGTAGTATCTGGCTACTTCTCTAAGTTCGGAAACGTGGACAGCCATAACGATGTAATGGCCCGCGGCGCTTACTCTAAGTCTATAGCCGAGAACGGACCCAACGGTAAAGGGCGTATTGCTCACCTTTGGAGCCATTCAAGCTATGAGCCTATTGGAAAGCTCATGGAGCTTGCGGAAGACGATTACGGCCTATACTTCGTTAGTAAGCTGGTCGATAGTGCAAAGGGCCGGGACGTTATGGCCTACTATGAGGCTGGTATTATTAACGAGCATTCCGTAGGCTTTTCTATTGTAAAGATGGCTTACGAGATGGACGATGAAGAGAAGCCCAAGTATGAGCGTGTCCGCACCATTACAGAAGCTAAATTGTGGGAAGGTTCAAGCGTGGTCATAGGGGCCAATGCAGAAACCCCTACAGTATCGGTAAAGTCCGGGGACGAGGTTAGTAACCTTGTAGAACGCCTGGGCAAAATGCAAAAGCTACTCCGGTCAGGTTCTACCTTGACGGACGAGGCTTTTACTCAATTAGAGATAGAATGCACTCAAATACAGAAGGCGCTTAGTTCACTCGTAACAGAGGAGCCGCACACGCACTCCGAAGAGACCGAGCCGAATTTGCTGGACATTTGGAACCGCATCAATTCAAATAAAGTCTAACCCTGCATTTTTAAGAAAATGAACGCAGAAGAACAATTGAACAAGATTGCTTCGGACGTTTCCAGCTCTGTAGAAAAGACCAGAGAAGAGCTCAACGGCCGCATTGATGCAATCACAAAGGGCCAAGCTGACTACAGCAGCCAAATCGACAAGCTGACCGACCTGGTCAAAGAGGTACAAGGCAACAGCGAAGAAGTACAGAAGCACAGCGACAAGCTGGACGCTCGTCTAAAGGAGCTTACCAAAAACGGTATGGCTACAACAAAGGCGGCCGAGCTGACTACTTCCGAGGCTATGGCCAAGAGTATCGTAGAGAACCCAGAGTACGAGGCTTACAAGAACGATCCTTCAATTCATAAGGGTATTCGTATTCCCGGTATGCTCACTAAGGCTGTAGGTACTATGACCTTTGCAGCTTCTACTACTGGAGACGTAGCCGAGCAAACTCGTTTGCCCATCCTTCCAGACGTAGACCGCCCTAACCGTGTCCGTAATTTCATTCCCCAGGGAACAATGATCGGAGACAGCGTACGGTATGCTAAGGTAACTGGCGGCGAAGGCACAGCCGGCAACCAGACCGAGGGTCTTGCAAAGAACCAGGTAGACAAGGACATGGCCGAGCAGACTTTCAACGCTCAGGTAATTGCTGCTTTCGCTCGTATCTCTACTCAGATGCTGGACGATATCAGCGGCATGACTTCCTACCTTTCGTACGAGCTTACTCGTTTGCTCATGAACCAGGAGGACAGCCAGCTGCTTACTGGAACCGGAGCGGGTACTGACCTCTACGGACTCGCGGCCGCTGCTGCTGACCATACCGACCTCAGCACTACAGCCAACTGGGCCGAGCCTAACAACTGGGACTGCATCCAAGCTGCTTCCGGCTACTTGGCTTCTCAGGACTTCATGGCCGATTGCGTTATGGTGAACCCTACCGACTTCTTCGCTATGATCGGTTCTAAGGGATCTAACGGCCAGTACGTAGCGCCTTACTACTTTGACGCTGTACAGAACACTTATACCCTTTTCGGTATGCCTGTGTATCACAGCAGCGCAGTAGCTGAAGGCTCGTTCTTCGTGTTCGACAAGGCCGCAGCTTCTCAGCTGTTCCAGCGTTCTGCACCTTCCGTACAGTTCTTCCCTCAGGATTCTGACAACGCTCAGAAGAATTTGGTTACTGTCCGCGTAGAGGAGCGCCTGGCTCACGTTCGTAAGCACGATAACGCGGTATTTACCGACACTTACGCGAACGTTAAGTACATCATTACTCCTACATAGTAGTAGCTTGAGTAATTACTAAGGGGGCTTCGGTCCCCTTTTTTTATGCTCAAATGTTAAAGTCTGGGCGCAAATGTTAAAATGCTTGTAGGGTATGTAGAGGCTTTGCACCTTTGATACATCAAACAACCTAAAAACACCGACATGACAAACGCTACTAAAATTGAAAGCCTTAAGAAAAGAGCTGACTACGTTAAAGAGGTAGAGTACGCTGGCCAAACCGAAATGCACTTAGACCTGCATTCAATAATAAATAGAGAACTTGCAGAAAAGGGGTACAGCGCTTGGACCAAAGAAGTAAACGGCAGATCCTTTAAATATCTCTACATAAAGAAGTAAACAGCCAAGCCCCTCCGGGGGCTTTTTTATTGCCCTATCTTTGCGTTAGCTTACTTTCATGTTTTCATGTCTGTTTAGGTGTTTGGTGGTAGCCCCGTGTAATGCGGGGCTTTCTTATGCCGTAACTTTGAAGCATGAGAATAGACCATACAGTAACGGCGGTTACTCCGGCTAACATTATCAGCCGTGCAGACTTTCGGACCTATGCCCGCGCCGTAAACATCACCGGCGAAGATGACCTAATAGATAGGCAGTTAGAAGCCTCTACGCGATACGTAGAAACCTACATAGGCCAGAGCTTGAATGAAAACCGAATGCAGGCGATCCTTTGGGACTTTGACGATGACCGAGACATGGACGCCGGAGAACTTAGATACGTGCTGCCTATGGGTCCGGTAAGCTCTATTACTTCCGTAGTAGGTCAGGACCTGGAAGGGCTAAACACTACCCTAACAGCAGACGAGGACTACTACCTACTAACCGGGGGACGGCTTCGTATTCCATCGCCTACGGCTTATTCGACTTATACGGTTACTTATGTGGCCCAACTGTCCTACGTTACTGAGAACGTAAAAGAGGCTATTATTAAGATATGCGCCGAGCTGTACCAGAACCGAGGCATAAGCGTAACGGGTACTATAGTAGCCAACTTGAAGGCGGATCTAAACAGTTTGCTGGCTAAGGAACGTACTAAGCTCTTCCTATGAATCCGGGGCTACTAAATGAGCAAGTAACGTGCTACGCCTACACAACTCAGGCGGATAGTATGGGCGGCTTTCGGTCTAAAGAATCTGTAAGTTTTACGGACTGGGCAAACGTGAAGCGGTTAGGCAGTTCTAAAAATGCAGACGATGCGCGGGTACTGAACGTGGCCAGGTATGAAATTACCATGCGTTCCCGCTTGGATTGGTCCGGAGATATTGACGGCCCAGACTTCCCGAGCGATGTATTTAGAATAGAGTACAGAGGCAGAAGCCTGAGCGTAGACGGTCCAGCCATAGAGGGACCAGATAGGGCCTTTGTAACTTTTCAAGCAGTAGAGCGGCAAGCGTAGTGCGTATAGAGTTCAAAGTAGACCAGCGTGAAATAGACAAGCTCATGCGCGATCTATCGGCCTACGGCGGCCGAGTGGCTAAGAAGATAGAGCAGGAAACTGGGTACGCTGCCTTAGAGGTCCAGCAGTTAGCAGCACGTAAAGCACCCCACAACCTGGGCCGGTTAGGTTCATCTATTCAAGTACAACGCCAAGCGCGATCCGTTAAGATTAGCCGAAGGCTCAGGGGCCAAGCTGCGCGGGTTACTTATATAGTCGGTACGGCTTTGAAATATGCGGCCGCTGTAGAGTTCGGGAGCGTTCCACATTGGGCGCCTATCGGACCCTTAAAGCAATGGGCTAAGAGAAAGTTAGGAGACGAGGGCGCGGCCTACGCTGTACAGAAGACTATAGCAAAGAGAGGTACAAAGCCTCAGCCGTTTTTAAGACCGGCCTATATGAAGGTTATACCAGGCTACAAGAAGAAGATTAAACGAATACTTAGATTTATTCGATGAAGGTAGGGGTTTGGATGCCGTTATACGGCCGTCCGTTAGTTCTTAGAGCTGCTTTAGAGAGCTTTAAGGCCATGCGTATAAGGTGGCGAAATATGGGCATAGACTTAGAGCTATGCGTAGGCTGGTCCCTTCCGGATGACCTTACCCAAGTGGTAAACCATTACGGCTATCCGTATGCGTCTGTATTTGCCGAGAATGAGCCTTTAAGCTATAAGCAGGAAGCTATTTTAAATATAATGCAAGGGCGGTTTGACTACTATTTACAAATAGGGTCAGACGATGTATTTATAGAGGAAGCAGACATATACTACGAAGAGGCCCTAACCAGAGGGGTACAGTATGTAGGATGCCGGTCCGTTTACTTTATAGAACCGAGTACCCAGAGGGCGGTAAGTACAGCTATGACCCATACAAGCGTAAACAGCGTCTTTGGAGCCGGTAGGCTATGGAGCGCCGCCGCTATGGATAAAGTGTTACAGAACGGCCCTATATGGCCCAAGGCTATGAATAACCAGCTGGACCTACTAAGCGAAAAGCAATTTAAGGCCGCTGGGGTATGGATGGAAACTTTCGAAGAGGAACGGCCGTTTATTGTGGACATTAAGAGCGAGACAAATATTTGGAAGTTCAAGAAGTACCAAAACGAACGAGCAGAGGACTATCGGGATATAGTAGGACGGATGGACAAGGGGGCGCGGGCCGCCGTAAATTTGTTACATGAAGTTAGCGCAGGGGCAAATTCTTAAAGCGGTTTATACGCTACTTAAAGACAAGGTACTGGCCCCGGAATTGGCGGGAGCCTATAACCTTAACTACGTCCAGCGCGTAATAGATGACGGCGGGTCCATAATTGTAAGCACTTGTTTCAGCGATAACACCAGCCTAACGGGTTCTTATATACCGGCCTACACTTCACAAACGCCAACCTTTGCGGATAAGGCTTATATCTTTATCTATGGTCTGAACACAAACGAGACTGGCCCGCAGGATGAATTTATATACGAAGTGGCTATATCCGTTAAATGTGCAATAGTAGCAGAGCGGACAAGTATAAGCGCAGAGGATCTCAATAACTTCGGGGATACCGTAGCGGACCTTATGCAGCCTACTACCTTCGACAGTATAACAGTAACCGGCTTTAATATTGTTACTCAGCAATTAGAAGCGGTAAACTATGTCTTACCAGAGGTCCAGGACAGCCGGTACGAATGGTCTGTAACTTTGGACTGGCTTGTAAGGGTTGAAGAGATTTAATACATTCGCCGCGTAGCTTTCTCATATCGGGTTACAATTTAGGTTTTGAAGGGTCTCAGGGATGAGGCCCTTTTTTGTTTCTGCCTAATTTTGTAGCACATAAAAACTCTACATAATGGCGAAAATAGACGGCCGTTTTATCCGCCTTGAATTTGGCGCAGGAACATTCTTGAAAGGGGTAACTACCTCTAACGTATCATTGTCTGCTGACATGATTGATGCGACTAACTATGAGTCCAATGGCTCTAAAGACTACTTGGCTGGTGAAAAGGGCGGGACTATCTCGGCTACTTTTCTTTTTGATCCGGACGTAAGTTCAGCCAACTTCGGGGACATCTTCGATGCTTGGGAGGGCGGTACTTCTACCGCGTACGTTTACGGTCATGCGTCTACTGGTTCGGAGGTTCTTACTGGTTCCTGCCTTGTTTCTACTTTGGATTGGGACGGTCCTAAGAACGAGGTAAGCACTTGTACGGCTACTCTTCAGATCACCGGCGCAATCGTCCGCGATGTCGCAAGCTAAAGTTATTTGGAATAACGGCGCATCCTTGCACCTGGGGGAAATTCTGGGTCATGAGTATGTAGATGAAACCTACAAAGCTCTAAGCGATGCGCTCGTATATTTCCAACGGGTCCGGGAGGCGGAAGAGGACAAACGAATAGCCGCCGCACGGGTCAAGCTATCGGACTGGAAGGGGTTTGCTGCTATCTATTTAGCTGCTCACCTTGCCTACTGCGATGATGCGAAAGACACACCAGAACACGACTTAAACAGCGCTTTAGGATATGTACAAGCTAATCCTGCTGCTATCGTTGACGTGCTTGTTATGGCCGTCAACACCCTACCGAAAGCTACGGAAGAGGACACGGGGGAGGCAGTAGCCTAACGTGGGAGGACTTGCTAAACCTCGCGTGCGGGGACTTAGCACTACGGGAGGCTGAATTTAAGTCCATGACGCACCGGGAGTTTATGCGCCGGGCGTTAGGCCATCAACGGCGCGAAGAAATGGAGTGGCACCGGTGGCGGATGGGTATTTGCTATATGGTAAACATCCAAGCGAGCAAGGGCCACAGTATAACGCCGCAGGACGTTATTAAATTACCGATGGATGCGGGCGAGGTAGACGGCATAGACAACGATACGAAAGAGGCGCTAAAACAATTTATGCGGAATGGCTAATACTATAGGCGAATTAAATGTAGAGATAGGCGCCAAGCTGGATAAGTTAGAGGCGGGACTAAACCGTATGGAGAAGTCCATAGGCCATGCCGGAAAGCAGAGCGAAAAAACCGCTTCACAGTCTTTTAGCAAAGTAGGCGGCATTATTGCCGGAGCCTTTTCTATCCAAGCTATTTCCAGCTTTACCCGTGCGGTTATAGAGGTCCGCTCGGAGTTTGAGAAGTTCGAGGCCGTTCTAACCAATACCTTAGGATCAAGCAGCGCCGCGCAGTTAGCGTTAGCAGACATTAAGGACATGGCGGCCATGACGCCGTTCAGTGTCGCTGAGTTATCCGGAGCCTTTGTAAAGCTGACTAACTACGGCCTAAAGCCTTCTATGGAGGCTATGAGGCAATACGGGGACCTGGCCAGCGCCGTAGGTAAAGGCTTCGACCAGTTAGCCGAGGCAGTAGCAGACGCCACTACCGGGGAATTTGAGCGCCTTAAAGAGTTTGGTATAAAGTCTAAAAAGGAAGGCGATAAAGTAACCTTTACTTTTAAAGAGCAAGCCACTCAAGTAGACTTTACCGCGGACGCGATAGAGAACTATATAACGAGCTTAGGAGACTTAGAGGGAGTTAGCGGCTCTATGGCTGCTATTTCTGAGACTTTAGGCGGTAAGGTCTCAAACCTTGGCGATA